CTCGGTCATGGTGGTTCAGGGGTGGAGGGTGAGATGAGCATCGCAGCGGCCCTGTAGGGGCACCAGGCCGCTGCGATGCGGTGTTGTCAGGCCATGGCCAGGTAGGCCTCGAGGGACTGGCGCCGCTCGGCGATCCAGTCAGCCAGCAGGGCCCGGGCGGCCGCGGCCAGTTGCTCGAGCTGCGGCACCAGGGGCAGGGCCGGCAGAGGTGCCGGTGGGGTGCTGGGCACCAGCAGGGCGGCGTAGGCCTTGCCGAGGCGCTCGCTGAAGCCAGGCAGGCCATCCCAGAGGCGGCGGGCGCCGCGGCCGGCCAGCAGGGCGAGCACCACCAAGACCTTGAGGCCTTGGATGACGATCTGGGCGACCTCAGCCCAGTCGATCTGATCGTTCAGCCAGCGCAGGTGACGCGCCAGGGTCCCGGCCAGGCGGCCCAGATCGCCGGTGGTCGATTTATGCAGTTTCTGCATTTTCTGTCTCCGAAGGGATCGGCGGCCAGACCATCGCTTCCAGGTCATGGCTGCCACAGCTCCCCGTGATGGGGCCAGAAATGACTCACGCCCCCGAAGGGGCTTGCCCTCAGAACCACTCCTGAAGCTCGGCGGTGGCGTCAGCCATGCCGGCGTCGATCGTGTCGGCCAGCTGGCGCATCTCTGCAGCCAGGGCCAGGCCCCGATCGATGGAGCGGCCGTACGCCTCCATGGCCTCATCCAGCAGGCGGATGAGCTCCTCGGTGGCGAGGGCGGCGGTGGTGTCGGTCATCGGTCTCTCCGGTGATGGATGAGCCCCCAGGCGGGACTCGAAAGTGCCTGGGTTGAGGCCACCTCCGGAACCGGGGCCGACGCCCCGCGGACTATGTGGTTGTCAAGGTTCGGGGGATCCCCCACGCACCGAATCTTACCATCCAAGATTCTGAATGAGCAGATCAGACCATCGCCACCCAGCTGGAGTCCAGGGGCCGCTGCACCGAACCGGCATGACAGGTCAGGGCCAAGGCCATCACTGCATCGTCGTGCTGGCCGGCCGCGGCCTCCCGCTTGCCCTTGTCGGTCTGGCGGAAATTCCGCATCTCCTTGCCCAGGTAGCTGTCGGGCGGGATGGTGAGCTCCTGCTGCTCGAGCAGAAGCACGATCCGGTCGGTCATCAGGATCTTGCTGACGTTGCTGGTGCTCACCTCCTCGACCAGGCAGTCAGGCCGGAGGATGCAGAGGCCCTCGGCGATGGCGGTGCCGACGCCGTTCTTCTCCACGCAGGTGAGGACCGGCTGGTACTGGTCATAGAGCCGGGCGGCGTTGCGCATGCCGTAGTCCCGGCTGTTCTGGTTCTCGTAGAAGCCGGCGACGACCTTCCAGGGGGCGGTGGTGACATCCACGACGATGACGGCGAAGTTGTCGTTGCCGCCGCCGTTGGGGTCAATGCCCATCACGTAGCAGTGGCCACGCTTCGGGTTTTCCCAGCCGCCGGAGGCCTCCGCCAGCTCAATCAGCTCGTGGGCAAAGATCTCGAAGTCGCTGGCGGCAAAGTCGAGCTCGTACTCCTGGGCCCACTGCTTGAGCGTCAGCTGGCGCTTGCGGCGGGTGGTCTCCGCCCAGTCGGCCCGCTCCCCGTAGATGGGGTGCTGGGAGTAGTGGATGGCGACCTTGGCAAACTGGTTGTCGGGGCTGATCTGCAGCCGCGGCACCCTCGAGGCGCCCATGGGGGTCGGATCGATCACCACCTCCCCGTGGTCCTCCTGCCAGTGGTCGGAGAAGGGGCCGCTGCGGCCGTTGGGGGTGGTGACCCAGACGTGGCGGGCCCGGTCGCCCAGCATCGAAGTGGTGGGCAGGGCGCCGGTCTCGATGCCCTGGAGCTTGTCGATGAAGGCCGCCTCGTCGAACAGGATGAAGGAGGCCGACGGGATGCCCCGGGCGGCCCGCTCGGTCGGCGGCAGGAAGTGCAGGGAACCGGCGCCGTCGAACACGATCTTGCGCATCGAGTCCTTGCTGAACTTCGGGCAGCGATCGCGCAGGGTGGCCGCCTGGCCCTTGATTCGGGCCGCCAACTCTGATGCGTCATCACCTGTCTTGCTGAAAACCACCCCGGTCCAGGCCGGCTTACGGATCGCCTGGCTGAGCATGTAGCTGATGACCGTCTCGCTCACGCCCGTCTGGCGGCTCTTGAGCACGTAGGTGTTGGTGCAGCGCCGGATCGTCCTGACCAGGTCGATCTGGTAGGCGTACGGGTCGAAAGGGACGTAGCGGCCGCCGGAGGCCACCAGGGTTTCGTGGGCGAACTTCGGCCACTTCTTCGGGAGGCTGTCCCAAGGGTTGACCTTCCGGTTGATGTCCGAGACCAGCGGCTCGTCGGAGTACCAGTCGGCCAGGCTGGGCCCCGAGAAGCCCCGCGCGCGCAGCTGCTGGTTCCGCAGGGCCATGGATCAGAAATCCTCCTCTGGATCGATCTCGAGGCTCTGTTGCTCGGAGAAGGTGATCTCCGGCGCGTTCTTGACCCAGTGCGCAGCGATCTGGGCATTGGCCTGGATCATCGCCATCGGGTTGCGCTGGCTGGCCGCCAGCCGGTAGGCGTTCTCGAAGCGCACCAGACAGATCGCTGCGATCCGTCGCTTGTCCAGCTGGCTCATGCCATTGACGATCGCGTCGTAGGCGGAGTCGACCAGGGCCCTGGCGCCGGACTCCTTCAGGCCGAACTCCTCAGAGGCGTAGTCCCGCAGCTGGCTGTTATCCCATCCGAGCTTGATCAGCTGCATGATCTTGCGAATGCGGTATTCACGTTCGCTCTTCGTTGAGCGGCGCTTGATAGGACGAGGCTCCTCCTTCTTAGCCACCACTCAGGAATTGATCGAGGATGTGCTGTAGCCGCTGCTCGGTGGTGCGGATCTTCGGAAGTGCGGCCGAGAGCTGCTGCAATGATTGCAGGAAGGTGTCGAAGTCGCTCGGATCCTCGAAGTTCAGCTTCACCTCCAGTTTGCCCTGGCTGCCGGTATTTCCGTCATCCTCCTTCTCCTCCTGCTCCAGATCACCCATCAGCTGATCGAGCTCGGCCTCGGTCCAGAAGCTGTCGAGGTGCAGATCAGGATCTTCCTCCTGCAGGCTGGCCAGGGTGGCGGCATCCCACTCGGACAGATCTGAAGCCCTGTTGTCCGCGATGGCGTAGCGGACCTTCTGCCGCTCGTCCAGATCGGTGCGCTGCACCGCCACCAGGGTGTTGCCGTCGGCCGGCACCACCAGCACCCGATCGATGCCAAGCGAGGCCGCGGCCTCCAGGGTGCCGTTGCCAGCCAGAACCATGCCGGCCTCGTCGATGACGATCGAACGGGCCGCACCGAACTCCGAGAGGCTGTTCTCGATCTGGACGGCCGATCGCTCTGTACGTCGCCGCGCATTCTTGGGATCCGGTCTCAGTTGGGCCAATGTGACCAGCTGCGGATGTGCAGCATCTAATGAGACCCCAGCTGCCGCCTTGGTTCTCGTCTGTTGAGACCGTGGGCCCATAAGCGAAGCGGACGGAGGAGTGTTTTGATTATGGGCACACGTGACGGTAGGAGGCCGGCTGCAATGCACGAACCGGACCCCGATCACCGGATAGTGGTGGGCTATGCCCGGGTCTCCAAGAAGCAGGAGGAGCAGGGCATCAGCCTGGAGGGCCAGGTCAACCAGCTGGAGCGCGCTGGCGTCGATCGTGTCATCGCCGAGAAGGGAAGCGCCTCGAGGGGCCGTCGGGCGGGCTGGACGGAGCTGCGGCTGCTGGTGGCCCAGGGCCGGGTCAAGCGGGTGCTGATGAACGACCTATCACGCCTGGCGCGCGATGGCTCGGACATGGACTTTCTGGAGGAGTGCGCAGCCGCCGGCACCGAGGTGCGCGATCTCTACGGGCAGGTGTGGGAGAACCAATCGATCCACGGCCTGGCCTCCAGTGGCATTACCAGCCTGATGAACAGGATTCAGGCCCGCATGATCGGACTGAAGTCGGCCGATGGGATCCGGCGGCGACGAGAGGCAGGTTTCCTGGCTCGAGGGCGCTTGCCCTTCGGCTACAAGGCGGTGAATCATCAGCCAGCGATGGATCCCGAAAGGTGGGAGCAGGCGCGATGGCTGTTCGAGCTGCTTCTGAGCTCTCAGGTGGATCTGACTGGGACGATCAGGGCGCTGCCTGATGACTTTCCCTGGCTGCCGACCCGCGAGGGCCTGCTGAACTGGGCACTGAACCCGATGCTGCGCGGCGGCATCGCCTACGGGCGCCGAGCGATTGGGGACTGGGAACGGGTGGAGTGGGGGCGGGCACCGCGGCTGATCACCACGGAGGAGTACGACTCAGCCCTGCGGTACTACCTGTCACGCAGAGATGGCAAGTCGCGCCTGCGAAGAACTGGGGAAGCGCACCTGCTGACCAGCCTGCTGAGGTGCGTTGCCTGCGGGAAGAACATGGGCTGGAAAACGAAACGCGAGCCGCATCACGCCGCGCGGTATCAGTGCAAGAACCGTCGCTGCAGCTTCTGCGGGAAAACGGTGCGCGAAGACGTGATCCGACAGGAGCTCGCGCGGGTGCTGACAAAGCAGGCGAAGAAAATGGCTGATCTGGCGATGACCGATGCGCCGGTCGAGATCCCGCCGGAAGAGGCGAAGCTGCGGGAGCAGCTGCGTCAGCTTGAGGATCTTGAGGCCCAGGGCGTACTGAACCTGCGGAAGGGGATCCTGGCGCTGCGGGACCAGATCGCGATGATGCGCATGGATCGGATCGTGGACCCCTGGCTGGCGCCCGACTACCAGGACCTGTTCTCGAACGAGAGGGCGTTCCTGCTCACCTCAGACGAGAACCTTCGCCCGATCCTGCTGAAGTTCGTGAAGCGGGTGGAGTACCGCTTCAGCAGCAAGGCGATCCGCGTGGTGCTGCGCTGACTCGAGGCGACGGCGCTCCATTTCCTCGGCGGCGATGTTCCTGAGCGCCTCGGCGACGGTGAGCGGGCGGCGGCCGGCGGTGAGGCTGCTCATGGATCAGAACTGAGCGGGGTGACGTTCGGTTTCTTGGATCCCGGCGGTGTCTTGGGCTTCAACGCCGCGGCCCGACGAAGAGCGGCGCGATGAAGAGCGGCGGCCACGGCCTCAGACCTTCCCGGTGGTTCTGGGATGCCAGCGCTCTTGAGGATCGCGGACCAGTCCACTCAGGCAGATGCGGGGGCGGGGGTGAGGACAACGCAGTGGGAACCGGGCCATTCGCGGACCACGCCGGATTCAAGAATCTGAACGCGGTAGCGGATCTGCCGGCGTCCCAGCTTATCCGAGGTCGTGAACGCTTCGAGGATGCGTGCCTGGTTCTGGATGCGCCGCGTGCCGCGTGCCTGGCGGGAGACGATGGTGCCGACTGGAAGGATCGGAGCGGGTGCCATGGAGGTTGGAAGCGAGAAGGGCCAGTGAGGCGAGTGCCGGCAGTGGCAGAGCAGTGATGGCGGCGGTGAACAGCTGCAGGCCGCGGCCGGTGTGCAAGTGACAGAAGAGTTGGAGACCAGGGGAGGTGATCTGGTCGGAGGCGGGATCGCGCCAGCCGGAGGCGGTAGCGAGTGAGGTGACCCACCAGCGGAGCGCTGAGGGGTCTGCATCAATCAGGGCGTGACGGATCTGCTGACGGGTGTGCTGCAGCAGGGTCATTGCGCCGGCGCCTGGACTTCAGTTTGGATTCGAAGCGCGCGAGATCAACCGCATCAGTCCAGAGGCCGAGGCAGATGTCTGGGTGGTGGTATTCGGCCTCCGTGTTGCCTGGTGCGGCCCAGAGGGTGATCGCGTGGTTGACCCAGACGACCTGATGGTCGGCGAGTGCCGCAACGATGCCGCCGAGCTCAGCACGGGCAGCGTCGACCAGGTGATCTTCCCTGCGGGTGGTGTGCAGGGCGATGACACCGACTGAGCCGTCAGGATGCCGAATGATGACGTCGACGATGCCAGCGACTGGCGGGCGGCGAAGGTAGAGAAGAAAGGGTGCGGCGATGACCGCGTTGTGCCAGATGGGGTGGGCGAGAAGCGGGGCGATGGTGGAGCGGAAGAGGGTGTATCGGGCGTCTTCCGGCCGCCAGGGCCCGCGGTGCCTGTACTTAGGGTGGTGAAGATGCCGCAGTGTGGCGCAGAGGGCACGGCGCACCTCGAGGGTGCGTCGGCGGATGCGCTGCCGAGGTTGGTGGACTTCATTGACCAGCTGCTCAAAGGTGCGATCGATTGGTGGCACCGCCGGAGTGAGATCCCGTGGGGGGCGCACGAAGAACTTGCCGGCCTCCCAGCTGATGGGGAGCGGACTGAGCCAGCGCAACGGTTCAGAGGTGCTCATGGCTGGATGGCTGAGGTGGGATCAGGGGAGCCGCTGCTCTCCCGGGCGAGGGTGTCGCGCAACATCGACTCCCACTCGGATGGGTTCTGAGCGATCCACTCGCGAGCGAGGTTGCTCCAGTTGTTGGGAGGCGGGAACACGTGGCCGCGGCCCTGTCGCTGGGCGCGATTGTTGGCGACGCGGCGATCAGCCTCGAGGGCGTTCCAGTAAGTGGTGGGCGAATCGAGGTCCTCGAGGGTCATCAGGCCCTGGAGGGCGAAGCGGGCCAGCAGACGGCCCGGCAGCTCCGTCGAAAAGAGGGTCACAGCTTCACTCCGGTCTGGCTGGCGAGCTGACTCAGGTGCCGGAACAGCTCAGATGTCGACATGACGGGCACCGGCTCCGGCTCACACGGCACAAGGACACGGCGATGCGCTTCGATCGTGACGAGGGGATGAAATCGATCGGGCTGGCGCAGTCGCTCATCCAGATCAGGGCGGAGGCCCTGCTCAACGGCCGGCATGCCGTTGTGGAGTGGATAGAGGTAGACGAGCAGCTGAACGTGAATTGCGAGCTTCTCGCGCGGCTCAGGGTCGAGCAGGCGCTGCTTGGCCGCATAGGCGATGAGCTGCGGCGTCAGCTGACGTTTCGCAAGGTCTGGGAGGCTGCTCCAGGCGAAGGAAAGGCCGAGCTCGGAAAGGGCCTTGTGATGCGGGAGCGACTCGATCAGCCCGGCGAGGAGATGGATGAAATCGGGTGCGGTGAGCATTGCGACACGGACGATGTGGCGAAGATGGCGATGGCGCGTTCTGCTGCATCCGACTGCCTGGACGTCGGACGAAGCGCGGGGCCCCGGCCCGCTGGTCGCCGCACCATACAAGATCCTGGATGGTCGGTGCAATCGGTCGCGAGCTGCTCAGTCGCGAGTCGATCGATCAGGTCGCGGTGTCCATCGAAACCCAGGCTGAGCCAGCCGGAGTCGGCAGCGAGATCGGCGAACGCCACCAGGACGCCGAGGCTGTTGGCGTAGGCCAGGGCGTTGACGGATCGGGAGGTGAGGGCAGAGCCAGCCGCAGCCCTGTGGCGCTGCTTGCGAAGGCGCCACCAGGCTTCGAGCTGTACCCGAACGGGCTCGGCGAAATCGGGGAGGGTGGCCGCGGCCCTACTTGGCGCTCTGCGGACCGCCAGGGCGCCTTCAGCGGGCACGCAGGTATCAGCACACCCATCGGACGGTTCGACGGCCTTCCTGCGGCTCCTGGATGGCGCTGGCGATGCGTCCTGGTCTGTGGATGTCTGCGGGATCCGGCCTGAATCGCTGTTGGCCTGTCCGCCGGTTGATGGGATGGTCCCCCCGTGGGGGATGTCTTCCGAACGAAGTGAGGAAGATAGGGGGTTGTCTTTGGTTTTTGGATTTAACTCCTTCTTGTTAGGGGGTCCGTTTGGGGTATCCCCTTTCTGGGGTAGGGGTGACCCATTCGGGGTAGGGGTCAGGCCCTCAACCCCTAGCCCTTTCGGGGAAGGGGTAGCCCGTTGAGGCCTGGCCTTTTTGGGGGATGTCCCATTTAGGGGAGGGGTTGCCTGAGACGGTTTGGTGTGACTGCGTTTTGAGCCGGCCCGTTCGGTTCTCACGTGGAACAAACTGGTGCGTCCTGGCCGTTCAATGCGCTTGATCCATCCAGCCTTGGCCAACCAGGTCAGGGCCCGCCGCACGTCACGGCTGGCCATGTGACATTCGGCCGCGAGACGTTCGACACTGGGGAAGGCTTGGTCGTCCTTTCCGGCGTAGTGCCAGAGCCAGATGTAGACGAAGAGCCAGCTTTTCCGATCTGCACAGGCCTCCGCCAATTCGATAGGCACCATCGAGAAACGAGTCCGCGAAATGGCTTGGTTCGCTGTTTGCTCCTTCATGCTTTATGATGTTGATGACTGATGAAATTGCCGGCGGGAAATCGCAGCCTCGCCGGCTTTTTTCATGGTCATGCACAGCTACAGGCCGCGGCCGTCGGCTGACGTCATGCCCATTCCGCCATTGTGTGGCGGCTGGCAGGTGGCTGGATTGAAGGTCGAAGCCGTCAACCCAGCTGAATGCCGAACAGACCATACAGGTTCTTGGACGGGCTGTCAGTGGTCTCGGCTGGAGCGGTACAGCTGCTCGAGATGCTGTCTACAGAACTCCAGCTGCATCTGCGCCGCAAACACGCGGCATTGTTGCGATGTGGCCCTGCGGTACTGCAGGATCAGGACCCTGTCGACGCGGAGGCTTCTGAGCAAGAGCCTTAACAGCAGGCGTTCATGCCAACGAAGAGGGCGGGTCACCGAACAGACTCTGATGATCGATTTTACGAACGCCCTAGCGTTCAGTTCACCGACTATGGGGTTCAGGGAGAAACTGGAGGAATGACGAAGCGCATTGCGGACATCGAGCGACTGGAGCGCCATGAGCAGGGCCGCCAGGCCTTCCTGGCCATGATGCGGGCCTGGCGATCGCGATCAGGCTTGTCCCTGTCCGATCTGGCGGACCTGTGCGAGGCAGCGATGCGCGCGGATCTTGCGCCGGGTGTCCCGGACTGGAAGCCGCGGGCCTATGCCGCTGGCGAGCTGGTGGTGGCCAACGGCCAGGTGTGGCGGGCCAAAGGTGCGATCGAGCACTCAGAGCTGGCACCGCAGCGCAGTGGTCCCCATAGCGGCTTCGAGCCGGTGGCGACCGTGCGGCGCCTGTACTCCAGCCAGCTGCACACGTTGGAGACGGGCAAGGCTCAGAACTTCGGTCCGGCGGTGTTCGACACGCTCGGGACCTTGAATCACTGGCTGGCGAACATGCGCAGGGGGCAGGCGCTGCCACTGACGGGTCGGCTGGCGGAGAAGGCCCAGCAAGCCAGCGTGATCGAGGACAGCGATGGCCCCTACGGTCCGGAGGAGCTGCTGGCGGTGTACCTGGGGCTGCTCCAGCCGCCGTTTTCTGTCACGCGGATGACGCAGGAGCAGGCGAACCAGCAGAGCCAGCAGCTGGCGCGTCGGATCCGGCAGGGGATGGTGGAGGCCGGCCTGGACCTGGTGGACGACTGGGCCCGCTTGGTGGCCGTCTACCCGACAAACGACAAGGAACGGCTGGCAAAGGTGAGGGACGTGGCGCAAGGCAGGGCGATGTGGTCCGCTGAACAGGTGGAAGACGAGACCGCAGCGGTGGAAATTGCGCTGGCCAAGCTCAGTCGCTCGGCAGAGCGGGCAACTGAGGGGAATGGCTGAGCTTGACACCTGAGCCATCTGGCGACTCCCAGCAGATCTCAAGGGCCGCGGCGCCGTTGCTTAGCTGCAGGAGCCGCTCACGCTGTTGCCAGGCGTGGTCGACGACGGTTTCACTGCTGGACACAAAGCGCCAAACACGCCCCCTATCGGTCTGAACCTCCTGAAGCTGGGCCACGACTTTGCATGGGCGCTCCAGGGGAGCAGATTTGTCGAGCATGGCGTTTAAGTTCCTGAATGGACTGCTAGGGTCTGCGTCGTCCAGAGTTCTGAACGCGCGTGCATCATGGTCCCCACTGAGCAAAGCCGGCGAGAAACCCAAGATTCCGGGATCGTCGCCGCCGAGACCGCCCCCCCTCAATCATCAAGATCCCTATCCCCCGAAACGGCTGACGGCCCGCCCCAAGCGGAGGAGCGCGATCTGGCGTGTTCGATTGTAGAACTCACTCAGCGCATGGATGCAATGAGTGAATGGGCCTCCAAAATGCAGTCAAGACTGAAAGCGCTGGGAGAATCTCAGCAGTCATTTGACGAAAGGCTAGCTGCAACAGGAAATCTTCAGAAGCTTGTCGAAAACCTGATGGGTCGGGTCAGCGAATTGTCGTTTGATCAGCCGCGGCCTCTCATTGATGGTGCGATCGGGTATCAACCGACCCCAGATCAACAAAGCCTCCTGTTTGCTTCGCTGGCGGAATGGCAGAGCAGCGCTACCTCTGTGGACAAAGGCCAGACGGCCAGGATCAAAACCCGCGCCGGGGATGAGGTCAGCTACCGCTACGCCGACATCGGTGCGGTGAGCGAGATCGCGCGGAGCGCCGGCAAACACGGCCTCTGCCATTTTCACCGCGAGATCGTGCTGGCCGGTCAGTGCTTCATCCGCACCTACCTGACCCATTCGGGTGGCGGCTGGATCAGCTGCGATGTGCCGCTGCTGGTCAGGGAAAACAACATGATCAGCTCGCTGCAGCAGTGGGCCTCAGCGGCGACCATGGCGCGCCGCTACGGACTCTTCCTGGTGCTTGGCATCGCGGTTGGCGAGGAGGATGACGATGGGGCTGGTGCAGGAGTGCCCAGCCGCAGCCGAAACAGCAGCGCTCCTGCCGCAGCTACCCAGGGTGGGAGCAACAGGCCCGCGCCCACCACCTACCGCAACGCTGAACCGCGATGACCATCTACCTCACTGGTTCCATCAATCTCCTATCCCAGGAGCAGATTCAGCGGGAAGCGGAGCGCTACGCCGCAAACGGCTGGGAGTACCGCGATCCGACCACCCATAGGGTCTCAGTGCAGGTCGCGCAGGAGGACATCGAGGCCTTCTGCGACTACCTGCGCAACAGGCCGCTCGACCGCCAGCCGAAGGTCTGGCGCGATCGCGACGGCAATCAGCACCAGACCCCGACCGTCACTTTTTTCCTCAACGGCAGCGAGATGACCGGCAACTGGATCCGGCTGCGCTCCGCTCTCAACAGCACGCCCCAGGCCAGTCCCCAGGTAGGCGCCGCGACGACCTCGCAGCCGGTGCGCCGCACCCCCGCTCCTGCCCCCGTCCGCCGCGCCGCTGGCGCATCAGCCCCGGCGGCTGCAGCCCCGCCGACTGTTGCCGTCCCCCAGCCCCGTGCAACACCGGAACAGCCGCCGGTCTGGAACTCCGACCCTCTCGACCCGGAAGACGATGACGACTTCCCCCCCTTCTGACAATCGGCTTGAGGCGTATCTCCGGCTCACCTGGCGCACCGGCGAAGGCCATCAGAGTCGCCTCTACCGCATCGCCGATCCAGCCTGGCGGCAGGTTCACTCCTACCTCGCTGGCATCCCTTCTGCTCACGTCCGCATCGTCTACGACCATGCCGCAACGCTTTGATCTCTGTGTTGGTGCCGGGGTTCTTCACGCCCCGTTTGCTGGCACCATCCTCGATGGCGAACGCGCCATTCCCCTGGTGGTGCGCTTCGACATCAGCGCCATCGCCGCCGATGGACGACTGGTTTCGATCGATCGGCCGACGGAATGGCCTGACCAGGCCTTCCCGTCCTGGATGGAGCTGCAGCTGCAGCGAATGGGCCCCGATCAGATGGCCGCGGCCTGCAGCCTCGTCGAACACATGCTTGATCTGCCCCACGGCACCCTCTCTGCCGAGAGCCTGATGCCATCGCTGAAGGTGGCCGCGGCCTGCTGCACCGGCTCGCTGCTGCAGCTGCAGCTGCGTCTCAATCCTTGGAACTCCATCCAGCCTGTATGAAGCGCTCTCACCTCGAGGTGCGTTTCGCCGCGCAGTGGACCGTGCGCTACCCGGAGCTGCCGTTCGAGCGTGAGCACGTCATTCCCGGCTGGCGGGGCTGGGCAGCAGAGAAGAAGGCCATGGGCCTCACCACCAAGGCGGTGCCGATGCGCGCCGATTTCGCCTGGCCGGCTGCCAGAGTCGCGCTGGAGATTCAGGGCGGACAGTGGGTCAAGAGCGGCCACTCCAGCGGCAGCGGCCTCGAACGTGATGCCGCCAAGGCGTTGCTCGCACAGCTCGATGGCTGGGCCCTGATCGCCCTCACCGAGCGGATGCTCACCCGACAGGCCGAGATCTGGCTGCCGCGCCTCGAGCAGCTGATCCGCACACGACAACCCGGCACCGACACCGATGCGCCTTGATGGAAACAAGATCTGGCACCTCCAGCTGGTGGGGCGCTGGATCGAGCACGACCAGCAGCAGGGACCGCCGCAGCAGATCGGGCCCCGGATCTTCCTGCAGCCAGGCACACTTGCCGATGGCGGCAACGGCCTGGGCTTCACCAATCAGACGGGGGTGGCCCTGCCGGCCGATGCGCTGGTCAATCCCTGGTTGCTCGAGGGCTATGAGCTGTGGGATGGCCCCGTTGGTGGTGCCCAGTGCATCTGGATGCCGCTGGTACAACCGCAGCTGATCCATCGGCCGGTGATGGAGCTGCTGCCGCCCTGTGCGCTTCAGCCCGATCGCGATCGCCAGCCGACCTTTGAGCTCAGCCGCGCCGAACGCAATCCCTGCCCAGGGTGGTCGGAGCGGGTGCATCTCTACCAGAACCCGGGCAAGCCCTTTGAAGCCAGCGCGGTGGTCTACCTCAACGGCCAGGGGCAAATCGCCGCGGCCGAGCTGTTTCAGGTGCCGCTCCGCTCCGCGCAGCACGATGGCGCCATGGTGCCGCAGCGCCGGGCGTGGATTCGGTTCTCGTTCTGATCCCTACCCTGAACCATGAACCTGAATGCGCATGACAGCCTCCGGTGATGTCCTGAAGACCCATGCCGCCGGCATTGCCGTGCTGCAGCAGTTTGAGGGGTGCGAGCTGACCGCCTACAGGTGCCCGGCGGGCGTGTGGACGATTGGGTGGGGCAGCACACGCGGCATCGACGGCCGTGCGGTGCAGGAGGGTGATCAGATCACCGAGGCCGCGGCCGATCAACTGCTGGCAGACGTGCTCGAGGCAGATGTCCTGCCGGCCCTGCGCAAGATCCCCCACTGGGGGGAAATGAGTGCCGAGCAGCAGGGTGGCCTGATCAGCTTTGCGTGGAACCTCGGCTGGAACTTCTACGGGGCTGAGGGCTTCGAGACCATCAGCCGCCGACTGCGCGAGAAGGACTGGCAGAAGGTGCCGGAGGCCTTGCTGTTGTACCGCAACCGTGGCAGCGTCTTCGAGGAGGGCCTACGGCGACGGCGGCAGGCGGAGGGCAAGCTGTGGCGCCAGGGCCTGGCCGCGACCCAGGCCCCTCAGAGCGACGAGACCCAGTCGGCACTGTTCACGATCGAGACGCTGCAGAACACCTGGCTGAAGAAGCGGCCTCTGCAGGCGGCCGAGCTGAAGGACGGGGAGAAGCTGGCGGTTCAGGCCGATCGCACCTTCGGCGTGGTCAGCCTGACGGAGATTCCGGCCGATGGCCATGCCCGAGTTCAGCTGGCGTCCAAGGCCGGCACGTGGGTGATCTACCTGCCGCACTGGCGCGTCGATCAACCGATTGGCGAGGCATTGCCTGCAGAGGTGGACTGGAGCGACTTCAACTGCCCTGTCACTATCAACCTGACGGTGGGGGAGGTGCTGCAGTGGGATCTGCGGCGGATTCC